TGCCTCAGCTACCTTCTGGTCTTGTGAAAGATCATCGTACCCAACCATCCCCTTGGCTTCATCCCATGATAGGATAGCCACAACTTTAGTTACCCTGTCTGGAGTCTATCTGCTTCTTCTTCTTAGCGAGTTCAACATCAAGCCTGCGAACACTAGCAGCTCGTTCCTTATCGGTAAGTTTGTAATCCATTATGCTGGTTGCCTTATCCAGAATCCCACCCTCACTCTTCTTGCTACCCCGAGCCAGCGAATCTCTTTTAAGTTGTAGTTCAGTAATAGCTTTCCTCATGTCATCAGTTTCGGACGCATAACTAGTCGCCTCTTCCTTGTCTGGAACAAAGTCAGCTGGAGGTGCTTCCTCGACTGGAGCAACAGGGTTAGCTGTCTGCTTCATAGTTTGTGGGTAGTAAGAATCCGTTAATTCCTGTGCGCTTTTCTGTTGGCCACCACCACCAGAGATACCTTTATGAAGCTCATAAGACTGTATGTTTGGGTAAGAGATTTTCGTCTTTGCACCAGTCGTTGGATCAATCTTCTCCTCCTCTACAGATCCCTCTCCACCAGCCTTTGTCAGTGCTGCAAATGCAGACTTAGAGGCTGTGGTCATGTTGTTTAATGTCGTTATCCGAGCAGTCTGCTCATCAGACAATGGCTGATTGTTCTGCATCATCTGCATCATTGGCCTTGCCTCTGCTTCCAACCCAGCGATCTCTTGGAGGTGGGAGCTGTAGAGATTCTTTAGCCCATTGTAGGTTGACATTGCTTTTGTCGTTGGATCATTCGCACTAATGCGAGCCGACTGCATTCGTTCTGAGGCTGCTAGACGCTGAGTCTGCATCGCCATCTCATCTTCCATCCTGCGCTTGGAGACCATTGCATTGATCCCCGAGTTGAGCATCTGCGCTCCGCTCTGCCCGATTTGTGCCATGTCACCCATGTTAAGCTCCGTACCCGCACATGTTATTTGCTAAGTGAAGCTGTTTAATCTTTGAATCCATCCATCGCTTGATCCATCCCTTGATCATTGACCTGCCACAGATCGCTTCTGCAATCTGCTGGCCATGCTTTAGGTAGATCCGAAGCATCCATTTAGGAGCCATCGTCAGCATCCATTCTCGGAACATTAGCCACTGAGGATTATCCTCGCCGTAGACTTCTCTCGCTACCCAGCATACCAGTCCAGCGATTCCACCACCCAATCCAACTATGCCCTGCGCTCCACCAAGTGCCTGACTCATTGGACTCTCGTACTTACTGATCCAACTTCCGTAGGTTTGGGCATTGTACTGCGCTGTCGTTCCGTAGTTCTGGGCGTTGATTCCCTGCCCCTGCAAGTATTGCTGGCCACCCATAAATGCTGCATTCGCTGATGGCTGTAAGGTTTGAGGAGAGAAGCCAGAGGCATTAGGGTTAGGTGCGCCAATCTGCCCATTAGCAATCGGAGCCAGTCCTAGATAGCTTTGCGTATTAGCAATCCGCTGCTGTTGTAATTGTTGACCAACATTAAACTTTGCTAGCACCTCAGCTGCTGTCGCTGCATTCCCATATTGGTTTCCCCGAGACGCTTGAGCAGATCGAATGTCCTGTTCAGCAACTCGAGATTGATCAGCAGATAAGCTAGATCCAAGAGCGAGGTCGCTGGAGATCTTACTACCGAGTTGTGTGTTGGCCTTAAACCGCTCTGGGTCTGATAGCTCTAGGATTCTGCGTTGCTCAGAGACTGCTGCTGTTCCGTAATTCTTTGAAAGTGTTATTGCATTCTCGACCTGAGCATCGGAGGTCTTCCGCATGATATCCAAGTCTGTTGGCAGACTCGCAGCCTTGCCTTTCCGATATGCCTCGAGAGTTAATGGGTATCCAGTCGTTGCGTAATACTCCATCGACTCCTTGTTGGCTGCACCTGTATCAGATGGTGATACCGTTGGTGGCGGTGGAGGAGCAGGAGGGGGAGATGGAGGGGAACCCATATGATTTAACTACCTATCTGTTTAGAAGATGAAAGCAGTTGTGTCAAACCCTTAAAACTGAGCCTAGACAGCACCTTAAATGGGTATTGCTTTATAGCCCCGCCGAGGTGGTTGCGTCTGGCTGCGAAGTACTTCCGCTCACCCCACACAGTTAGGAGCAGGTCTACCAACCTAGCTAGGGTTTCTGGCTTGGGGGCTATGACCAGCTCTACCCAACATATGTCAAACTTGGGGTCGTTAAAGTAAGGCTCCTCAATAGCCCTTTGGACATCATCTACAAAGCGTACCATTGCCATGCCCTCTATCTGCCCACCCTCACCCTTGATATATCCCAGTAACTTATTCTCCCGATACCATCTCATCCAAGGCTTGAAATCACCCCAGCACATTGAGTTGCTGTAGTGTTCAGTAACAAACAACTCGATAGCTTCTATGTCCCCATCAAATCCCGAGGCCACGCTTATCCTCTGGGACTGAGTAATCGGTTACAGGCTTACTGCGAAATTCGTTGGTATCCCTGTAGTACTGGTTAATGAGCTTATAGAAGTTGTTTGTTTGCTCATTAGAGGAATCAATCATTTCCTTTGAGCGTGGGATATAGACATCTTGACGCTCTTTCTCATACGCCTCCCTACGCTTCTGCTGATCAATACGATCTTGAACATAAGGGTCTGGTGCTGGCTGTGGCTTTGATCCTCCTCCTCCCATATATGCTTATTTATGCCTAGCAGTTGTCTTCTTGTCAAGTGACAAGATAGGGCTGGAGGAAGGCTGATGCCGATACGCCACGAACAGCGAGATATCCACTAGTGGAACTGATCCGAAAGATTATTTCCCTAAAGTAGGGCTGGGCTATTAAAGTATCTCCATGCGTCTGGATTGCAGGAAACCCACTCATATATTGGGGTAGTGTAAATGGGAGAAGTAAAGGTGTGGCAGAAGTGGATAGTGTACTTAAAGTTATAAAGACACCATTGTCCATCATGTACTCAATGGTTGCAGTGGCTTCTGAGTTATAAAACTCAATCTCACTTTTGTTCCCCAGCTTTCGAGACCCAGCCTCGGCAAAGCTAAGACCCCTTGTGGCCACAGAGGATGGTATTGGTATGAGAGCGTCACTGGTTGCGGTTCCATCATCGGCATAAGAAAGTGAGTGGCTTGAACCGAAGTTATGCCCCCGCCTCCAGAGGTATATTCTCCCGCTCCTATCCCCTATAACCAGACCAGTAAAGAGTGCTGTCGATGCAACCCCAGCTGGCAGGGTAATCCCATTGGTCGCCTGCGTTCCGCTGTATGGGTAGAACCTGCCAGACCACTCACCTGCCCAGCACTTATTGTTCGTGTCGTAGGCGATAGTAATCGTTCCACCAGTTGTAGTTTTGCCACTGAGAACAACAGTATTCTCATGGAATAGCATGCTGATCTCGTCTGGTTGCGTGATGTCAATCTGATCGAACTTCCCATCTATCGGGATTGAGATTGGAAGGCTGACTGCCTGCTCTGTTCCTTGGAGCGTCCTGCTTAATAGACGAATGCCGTCCCTAGAGGCAAAGACCACATCTGATCCTACACGAATTACAGCAGATTGACCCAAGGCTCCGTTGGCATTTTCAACTGTCTCGACTGTAAATCCAGTGGCTGATGTCTGAGTTATGCCACTTATGACGAACACCCTACTCTCCTTAAAGATTGCTATGCGATCACCAGTCCACTCGACAATCGCAGTGATCGGGGATGAGTCTCCACCAATTCGGATAGAGTTTGTAATGGTGTCAAAGTTTGCGCTTAGAAAGTCACCAACAATGAGGGTATCTGGGTTACTTGCCGTTACTGCAAACATGCGACCCCTAGTGCTTATCAACTTATTGATTCCCACTGGGGCTGAGATAGCTCCAGAAGTTGCGACACTTGCCACAGCACTGCCATCCCAGTACTTGAGTTGTCCAGAGGATGAGCCGTCAACGAAGTATAGTCTGTCAGCTATATTGGTGCTGTAGACACGATTGCCAGATGTGTAGCAAGCTGATGCACCAGTCACGAAGCCAGTAGCCCAGACAGACATATATCTGAGGTTGCCCCCAACGAATGTCACAAGCTGGGTCGTGCTTGTATTCCTGTAGGATGCCAGCCCACTTACATAGGTGGCTACTCCTGTTGATGGGGCTAGGACTAGGCCGAGCCGAGTATGGGCAACTCCAGTAACATCTAGCTCCATGTTGACAAGGCTAGTGCATTGGCTTTCCCCAAGTATTCTCGCTTGGGTATTGGAATCTTCTCCACCGCCAAACTGTCTTTGACCATCAAAGACGAGTGGGGTATCTAAGGCTTCGTCATAGATGATCGGCATGGGCTAGAAGGTGATTGTGCTGCCACCATAGTCCCAATCATCCCTACTCCATTCGCCATC